AGATATAACTGATGTTGAAAAAGCAGAAGGTTATATTGCCCACAAGTGGGGTTTGGCTAGCAGTTTACCTTCAAGTCACCCATATAAAAGTGTAGCACCAACAGGATAAATATTACTATGAGCAATGATTTAGAAAATAAAAAACAGGCAGTCTTTAATTACGTTAGAACAATGCTCGGCGATGGTATGATCGACATTGAACTTGATCCTAACCATTATGATGTAGCATTAGAAAAAGCACTTGGCAAACTTAGACAACGTAGTGAAAACGCTGTAGAAGAATCATATGCTATACTAGAGTTTCAAGAAGACACAAACGATTATATTTTACCCAATGAAGTAATTGAAGTTAGAGAACTTTTTAGACGTTCAATTGGTTCACGTTCAGGTGGCGGAGATGGTGGAACATTATTTGAACCGTTTAACTTGGCTTATACAAATTCATATCTTTTAAGTTCATCACAAATGGGTGGACTTGGTACGTATTATGCTTTTGCAGGATATCAAGAACTAGTAGGTAAAATGTTTGGTAGTTTTATTAACTTTAAGTTTGATCCTGTAAGTAAGAAACTTACAATTATGCAACGTCCTAGATCAGACGAACAAGTATTAATGCAACTATATAATTATCGTCCAGACTTTAATTTATTAAGTGATCCATATGCTGGACAATGGCTTAAAGACTACACACTAGCAGTATGTAAATATATGCTAGGTGAAGCAAGAAGCAAATTTGCAACCATATCAACACCGCAAGGCGGAACTTCACTCAACGGTGATGCTCTCAAAGCAGATGCAATGGCCGAAATGGAGAAATTGGAAATGGACTTGGCAAATTACGTAGATGGTTCTAAACCATTATCATTCGTAATTGGCTAAAAAACACTTGACTTTCCTATACAATGACTATACAATTTAGAGATACTTTTAATAAGGAATCTTTTATGATAATTGGTATTTGTGGACTTATAGGTTCAGGTAAAGGAACTGTTGCAGACTTTTTAGTTGAACAACAGGGATTTACAAAACTATCTTTTGCAGACAAACTCAAAGACGGCGTTGCTAGTGTATTTGGCTGGGACAGAGAAATGCTTGAAGGCAATAACCCAGACTCTCGTGCATGGCGTGAAAAAGTTGATCCTTATTGGAGTACTGAAACAGGAAGTCCTGTTACACCAAGACTAGTATTACAACTATTTGGAACTGATTGTATGCGTAACGGATTCTACGATGGCATATGGGTTAGTTTAGTTAAAAAACAACTATTAGATAATCCACAAGGAAAATTTGTAATTCCAGATGTGCGTTTTGAAAATGAAGCAAATATGCTACGTTCAATAGGCGGATATCTTTGGCGTGTAAAACGTGGAGATGACCCTGAATGGTGGACTACTGCACAACATCAAATGCGTCAAGTTAATAGTAACAAAGGTGCTAAGAATATTGTAGTTGCACATAAAATGGAAGAAAATCATCCTGAAGTACACATATCAGAATGGGCATGGTGTAATGTTGATTTTGATGCTACTATTGAAAATAATGGTACTGTTGAATTCCTTAGAAATCGGGTGTTAAATCACCTTGCTTCCAAGTAAATCCTTCCTTGTGTAATACACGTTGACAATTAGCACATACTGTTTTAAGATTATTATGTCGACAGTTTGTTAGATTACCATCAATATGATATACTGCAAACTGTTCTTCATGCTTACTTGTAAATCCGCACTTGTCGCATTTATCTTTTTGTCTATAACCAAGTTGATGCCATAGTGGAACTGTAGGTGTTCTACCCCTTGCACATTGTTCGCATTTACTTCTATAATAAGTTTTGCGAGCCTTCTTATAATTAACTGCACAGGGCCTACGGTTGCATGTTTTACATAAAGGTCTAGTCATATACATATTTACCAGCCCTTTTCCATACCTTTTTCGCCATATGTAATACCGCAAATTTGCCTAACATGGCTAAATATGTTTAAGAACTTAATTTAAAGGAGTAACAAGATGGCACTTACATCACCAGGAGTTGAAGTTAGCGTAATAGACGAAAGTTTTTATACGCCAGCCGCGGCCGCAACGGTACCACTAATTATCGTAGCAACTGCCGCTAATAAGCCAAACGGCGCAGGTACAGGAACAGCACAAGGAACAATTAAATCTAATGCTGGTACACCATACCTAATTACATCACAAAGAGAATTAACAGAAACGTTTGGTAATCCAACGTTTTATACAGATTCATCTAACAATCCATTACACGGCAATGAACTAAATGAATACGGACTACAATCTGCATATTCATTCTTAGGTGTAGCAAATAGAGCATACATTGTAAGAGCAGACGCTGACTTAGGAGAACTTAAAGGTTCTGCATCAGCACCAGCAGGTACGCCAGCAGATGGTACATATTGGTTAGATACAAACGATTCATTATTTGGTATATTTGAATGGAACCGAGCAACACAAAAATTTACAAACAAGATTCCTTTAGTTCTTAACTCCGCTACACAACTTGTTAGTAATTTATCTTCCGGTGATCCAAAACCAAGCGTAGGTGCAAAAGGTGATTACGCAATCGTAACTGCTAGAACATCAAACGATGCTTACTATAAAAATGCAGATAATGCATGGGTTAAAGTAGGTTCAACAACTAGTGCAAACATTGCCGCTTTAACAAGTGGTGATTCAACTTTTACTTCAGATAGTTGGGCATCAAGTTGGCCAACAATACAAGGTACAGTAGCAAGTCCAACATTAGGAAATGGTCAAGGACTTGTAATTAACGGAACAAGTGTTACACTTTCAGGTACAACTGTTACTGCACTTGCAAACGCAATTAACGGTGCAAGTATAACAGGTGTTGGTGCAAAAGTTACAAGCACAGGCATTTTAGAAATATACAGTGACGGAACTTCAACTTCAGATGGTACTACAGATGATGGTGCTATTGTTATTGAAGATTTAGTAGGAAGTACATTAAAAGCAGACACTGGAATTACAGCAACTTATTATTCAGGTGCGGCTGTACAAATTTCAAAACACTCAAATGTTCCAACATGGAAGTCAACTGATACTGTAACAGTAGCAGGAACTTCTAGAAGCGGAATTAAACCAAGCGGAAGTGTTTGGATGAAAACTACTTCACCAAACTTAGGTGCTAATCTTAAAGTTCAAGTTTGGAATGACAGTTTAGGTGTGTGGTCAACAACAGTTGCTCCACTTTACAACACTAGAGAAGAAGCAGTAAACACAATTGATGCTACTGGTGGAACACTTATACCTGCAGGTACAGTATTTGCTCTTGCAAACATTACAGGCAGAGGAACATCAGAAGATAGTACAACAGGTGTTGAAAAACTTGTAAACTTTAAATTATACAGAAGAGTAACAAGTTCACCGACTAGCGTAACAGGTACTGAACAAGGTGCAAATCCAGTTGTTGCAACAGGTACACTTACAATGGCAGAAACAGATAACGGTAGTAACGTTTATCAAACTGCTAAAACTGTAACAGTATCAACAGCGACAGTTGAAGGAGTTGCGTCAGCAATTAGTGCGGCAGGCTTTGAACACATTACTGCAACAGTAAGTAATGGTTACCTTTCAATTAGTCATGCATTAGGCGGCGAAATTAAAATTACAGATGCGTCAAATATTTTAGCAAGTGCAGGTTACACAGCATGGGCACGTTCAAGTGCAGGTGTTGAAACAGGTACAGCAAATTATTATACAGCAGGCGCAGATGACAATCATTCACATATCATTAGTAACTGGAAACCACTTGTATACGAAGCAAGTGATAATGCTCCAACAGCAACTCCAGCAGATGGTACGTTATGGTATAACACTACACTAGACGAAGCAGACATTTTAGTACATGATGGAAGCAAGTGGGTAGGTTACTTAAACTACACACCATTAGCAGGTGCAACTGATCCTAAAGGACCTATTGTATCAGCAACTGCTCCATTAAAAACAGGTGGACAGTCAGATGCTAGTGATTTAGTTGAAGGCGATATTTGGATTTCAACTGCTGATGTTGACCAATACGGTGCAAAAGTTTACCGTTGGGATAATTCAGCAACTGAATGGGTATTAATTGACGTAACAGATCAAACTACAGAAGATGGAATTCTTTTTGCAGATGCACGTTACGGTTCAAGTGGTGCAACAGGTGACACAGCGGCAACAATTGAAACGTTGTTAAGTTCAAACTATGTTGATCCAGATGCTCCAGATCCAGACTTATACCCAAGAGGTATGTTATTATGGAACACAAGACGTTCAGGTTTTAACGTTAAGAAATTTGTAGCAAATCAAATTGATATAACAGCAAACAGTGGACTAAACAAACGCTTTGGCGATGAAGCAATGACAAACTATAAAACTGCACGTTGGATTGGCTGGAACACAGTTAATGCAGACGGTTCAGGATTGTTTGGTAGACATTCACAACGTCAAACTATTGTTGCAGGACTTAAAAGTGCAGTAGATGCAAATGAGTTACTACGTGATGAAGAAACACGTAACTTTACATTGTTAAGTGCTCCTGGATATCCAGAACTTGCAAGTAACTTAATTGGACTAAACGTAGACAGAGGCTTAACAGGATTTGTTGTTGCTGATACTCCGTTTAGATTAGCACCAAATGCAACTTCACTACAAAACTACGGTAATAATACAGCAGGTGCAACTGCAGACGGAGAAGACGGTTTAGTATCATATGATGAGTATATGGCGGCGTTTTATCCAGCAGGTTTAACAACTGATGTGTCAGGTAAGAACATTGTTGTTCCACCAAGTCACATGATGCTACGTACTATTGCAGTAAGTGATGCAGTATCGTTTCCATGGTTTGCTCCAGCAGGAACAAGACGTGGTGGCATTAGTAATGCATCAAGTGTAGGTTACATTGATAACGAAGGCGAATTTAACGCAGTTGCATTAAATGACGGTGTACGTGAAACAATGGCAGGAGTTAAAATTAACCCACTAACATTTATTACTGGTAGCGGATTAGTTAACTTTGGTCAACACACTAGAGCAAAGAACGCAAGTTCATTAGATAGAATTAACGTTGCAAGATTAGTTGCATACTTAAGACGTCAAATGACACTACTTGCTAAACCGTTCATGTTTGAACCAAACGATAAGATTACACGTGATGAAATCAAACAAGCAACTGAAAGTTTATTACTTGAACTTGTAGGTCAAAGAGCACTTTATGACTTCCTCGTTGTATGTGATGACACTAACAACACATCTGCAAGAATTGATCGCAACGAGTTATACGTTGACGTAGCAATTGAACCAGTGAAGAGTGTGGAGTTTATATACATTCCATTACGCTTAAAGAACACAGGTGAAATTGCAACTTTGGGCAATCAATAATGTGGATAAATAAAACTATACAAGGAGCAAATTAGATGGCTATTTCAAGTTTAAGCAAATTTACAGTTCCGTTGGCGAGTGACCAATCAGCAAGTTCACAAGGCTTGTTGATGCCAAAACTCAAGTATCGCTTTAGAGTGAGCCTTGAAAATTTTGGTGCTGGGGCTCCTAACATTGAACTAACAAAACAGGTAATTGATGTTACAAGACCAAATGTAAACTTCGAATCAATTGCGATTGATGTTTACAACTCAAAAGTTTACTATGCTGGTAAACACACATGGCAACCGATTACAATCACATTACGTGACGATGTAAACAACGCTGTGAGTAAGAGTGCAGGTCAACAATTACAGAAACAATTCGATTTCTTTGAACAATCGAGTGCGGCTTCCGGAATAGATTACAAATTCAAAACTAGAATTGAAATCTTAGACGGTGGTAACGGTGCTAACACACCAAGCGTACTTGAGACATTTGAATTAGTTGGTTGTTTTGTACAAGACATTAACTACAATCAGTTAACATACTCAGATTCAAATCCAGTTGACATTACTATGTCACTGCAATACGATAACGCAATCCAAACTAATGGTGCTGGTCAGCCAAACGGTATTGGTAGTGCTATCGGAAGAACAATTAGAACTTTAGCAACAGGCTAATACCTAATTAGTAGTCATCTGTTTACAAAGGGCCGGGGTAAAACTCGGCCTTTTTTTTATGGCTAAATAATAATATGAGCAAAGTAACTAAATTTTTAGGAAGTGTAGTCGGAGGAATATTTGGTTCTGAAGGCGACATGAAAGATTATAAACATGCCGCAAGATTGTTTACAGACGATTACATGCGTCTTGCACCCAAGGTTGAATTTTTATATCATGTACATTTTGATATTAATAAGGACGCGGCACGTAGTCCAGGTGGCCCTGTAGGTTGGTCAAAATCTGAACCAAACATTGAAGTAGGTATGCTAGTTAAAGCATGTCAAGTTCCAGGAGTAACACTTAATACTGAAACTAAAAATCAATATGGTAAGAAGACTAATATTCAAACACAAGCACAGTACACTCCGATTAATATAACATTCCATGATGATAATGTAAATTTAATTAGTGGTATGTGGCAACAATATTTTAAAAATTATTATGCTGATTCTGTATTTCCAGAAGAGTTGAAAGTACAACCAACTTATAGCAGACCAGGCAATAACAGTAGTGCCGCCGGTCCAGATGATAATAATCCAAATGCTTCAGTTGCAGGTCCTTATAGAACATCTCCTATACAAAGTCAAAAAGTAGGGTTTGGTATTAACAGTGATTTTCCAGGTCACTTCTTTAACAAAATTAGTATATATCAATTAAGTAGACATAACTTTTTTGAGTACACATTAATTAATCCAATAATTCAAAGTTGGCAAGGACCACAATTAAATTCTTCAAGCAGTCAGCCTGCTGAAAACCAAATGGTATTAATATACGAAGGTATCAAGTACGCTCAAGGTAGAGTAGGAAATGATAATCCAGATGGCTTTGCACAATTACATTACGATAAATCTCCAAGTCCATTAAGTATCATGGGTGGAGGTAGTAACACACTATTTGGACAAAATGGTGTAGTTGCAGGTGGACTTGATGTGTTTGGTGATTTGTTAGATCCAAATGTAACAAGCAATCCGTTAGCATTACTAGGTACTGCAATCAAAGCAAAAAACACTTACGATAATGCTAAAACACTTACTAAAGCAGGAATTAAAAACGAAGTATCAAGTATTGCAACAGGTGCTATAACAAATACTATAGAAGACAGTGTTCAAATATTTGGACTTAATAAAGTAAATGATACTAAAGCAACACAAGTAGCGTTATCATCACAAAATGGCGACACTGAGGTTGCTGACACCAAAACTATTCAAAAGAAAGTAGATGCAGGTAATAATAGCGGAGATGGCGGCACAGAAACTGGTGGAACAGTAGATAAAACAGCAGAAGAGATTGTGTTTACTAAAGTAATGAATCCTAACACTGGAGAGCGAACAAGGTTCCTAAATAATACAGATTATTATGCTTGGATAAGAGCCGGTAAACCTTCAGAGTGGATACCAGGTGGTGGTGCTGAACAATTGATCATTACTGTTATTCCACTAGAAAACTAATAGGAAAAAATAATGAAAGAAACTTTTTCAAACTTACCATTAGATGTACAAATTAAAAAGAAAGATAGTAACGAAGATTCTATTTTATATTTTGATGCACTTAACAAGGCAGAACTACAATTCAAAGCCAGTGAAAGTGATGCGGCTATTGCATTCTTTTTAAAAAGAGGAATGGAAGAACCGGCGGCGAAAAGTGTTGCATTTATTTTTTTAAAACAATGTAAACTTGACGAAGTTAGTCCGTTTGAATTACTTGACCAATTAAGAAGTTTAGAAGTAACTCAATTGGATAATGTACTAGGTGAAATTTTAAATATTAATAGAATAAATGTTTCAGCATTAGGTACTGCAAAACTTGATACAGGCGATAACCCGGCTAAGAGGAATATCATTGCATAATGGCACGATTAGGAAACTTTGCCCGTGGTAGGTACGAACTCAAGAACCCAGAAAAATATATAGGAACTAAAACGCCAACTTATAGATCAAGTTGGGAATGGCACTTTATGAAGATGTGCGATGATCATCCTGCTATTGCAAAATGGGCAAGTGAAAGTATCAAGATTCCTTATAGAAATCCCTTAGACGGTAAGTATACTATATATGTTCCAGACTTCTTTATTGTATATGCAAACAGTAAAGGTAAAACTAAAGCAGAAGTGATTGAAATTAAACCAGAAAATCATACTGTAAAAGAAAGTGTTGGAAAGAGTGTTTACAACCAAGCACAATATATTAAAAATAAAGCAAAGTGGGAAGCGGCCGCAAAGTATTGTAAACAAAAAGGCATCCAATTTAGAGTAGTTACTGAAAAAGATTTATTCCACACTGGCAAAAGAAGATAAGTATTAATATGACAAAGAAATTAGAAGAATTGTTAGATCTACCAGAAGTTAAACAAACTATGGAGCAGGTTGAAGAACCAAAAGCCGTCGTTGAGGTCAAAAAAGAAACTGACAACCTTGAGCGGAGTATAGCAGAATTTGATAAAATATCTGCCGCTTTACCCATGGTAAAAGGACTTGGAGAATTAGCAGATAAAGAACTAGATGATCTAGCAGAGAAAGCCAAACAAAGTTATGAAGATCTAATGGATTTGGGCATGAACGTTGAGTCCCGTTATGCGGGTAGAGTTTTTGAAACAGCAAGTAATATGCTTAAAAATGCTATTGATGCTAAAAGTCAGAAACTTGATAAAAAACTTAAAATGGTTGAATTACAACTTAAAAAAGCAAATATTGATCAAAAACAAGGTGATAATGCAGACACAGTTGATGCTGAGGGCTATGTAGTTATGGATCGCAACGCCATCTTAGATAAGATTTTAAACAATGATCAAGATAAATAAACGTAGTTAAAGGAGAATATGATGGCAGGCACATTTAAAAAACACCTAGCAGAAGCAACAAAGCAATACGACTTTGTTATTAAAATTGCAGGCGTTTTAGATGAAAATTTTGAAGATAGTTTAGAGGTAGCATTAAAGAAATTTGATGTTGCAAATTTAACTGCGGGTAAGAAAACACCAATACAAAGTGTTCCATTAGACTTCCCTGAATTAACTAATACAGAAGTTACAGTATACGAAACAACAGTAAACTATCCAACTACACAGCACGAACTTAGAGCGTATCTATCAAGCGTACTTAATATGCAAGATGATATGATCCGTGTACGTAAACCAGGTGAACCAACAGAAGAATATCAAGCAGAACGAGATGAAGATAAGCCGTATGAAGATAAACTTTTAGATGGTGAATATAAAGATGCACCTAAAGTGGATAAAGATGAATTAGTTGCAACTGAAAAAGGTAAAGAGACGTTTTTACAACAGTTAGCAAAAGAACAAAAAGAGCGTCACAAGGGAGCAGAATAATGGCATCACGTGAAATGATCGACGTACTAGACCGTTTAAGAGATCTAGATAAAGTTAATCCTAATGTACATTCAGACGCATTAGAAAATACAGAGAAATTAAATCCTCCAGTCGAAGAGGCAAAAAAGAAGATGGTAAAGGATCCTAAGACAGGTAAAATGGTTCCAAGTTATGCTATCGATGGTAAAGGCAAAGACGATCTTAAAAAAGAAAACGTTAAAGAATCAAGAACTGCTCCGCCAGCAGTAAAAAAATTAATGGCAGGCAAAACTTATACTTGCGAAGATTGTGGTTGTGAAATGCACAAGTGCGATAAAGATTGTGATTGCAAAAATGATTCACATGATGAATTAGGATCATATTGGAAAGACGAAAATGGTAATGGTATTCCAGATGTTGCAGAATCTGTTAATGAGTCAATTACTATTAGTGCTGACAGCGAATCAGACTTACCAATGATTGCACAGATTATGAAACTTGCAGGAATGAAAACTGTAACACCTGATATGATGCCAGATGCAGACAATGTTCCAATGATGAAATCAGACGATGACATTAACGCTAACAACGATGACGATTGTGGTTGCGAAGATGACGATAATGCAGTTGTTACAAAAACAGATACAGGCATAGATTTTGATTTAGATCAAGATGGTGAGCCAGACATGAGTTATAGCGAACAAGAACGTTTAGCACATTTAGCAGGTATTGAAAATGAAGACGAAGATACTGAAGAAGGTTTTGCTAACTCAATGGGTGACGAAAAAGAAGAACCTACATACAAAGGTTATGATCCGGAATATGCAAAAGATGCAGGTGCGGCAACAAGAAAAACTAAACAAGTACCAGCAAACAGTGGAGATAATCCTTTAGAGTCAATTGAAAATAATTTAAGATCTGCTTATGATACATTCAAAGAAGAACTTTGGAACAAACTATCAGATGGTAAAGAACATACAAGCGAAGGCAGAGGCAAAGTAATGGCCGGACGTGGACGTGGTAAAGTTATGGCCGGACGTGGACGTGGTAAAGATAAGTTAATGGCAGGTAGAGGACGTGGTAAATCAGAAGATGTTAAAACATCTGAAGGACGTGGTCGCGGCAAAGGTAAAAAGAAGTAAGGAGATAAAAAATGGCAACAGTAGCAAGAGTACACGGATCAGGAAAAACTTTAGCAGGAGATGTTCATTATCCAGGAGCATTCGCTTTTAAAATTTTAGTAAAAATTGCAAACGGTACAGCAGTTGATCTAAGAGGTGAAGATGATGCCATTGACGAAGCAGTTGAGGCAATTTGTAAAGAAATAAATCCTTTAGTTTATCATACTACTGACGACAACAGTGGTACAATAACTGTAGTATGTGATAATCAAGCATCAGAGGCAGACTTACAACATAGAATTAGAATAATAGGTGGCGGTTGGACTAGATCTACCAATGCATACGCTGTTTCAGCAGTTGGACCGAATAACATTGATACAAGCGGTACATTAGTAACTCTTGCGGCAACACTAGTAGCAACGTAATCCAAAAATAATAATAGATTCAATAGGCTCTTCGGAGCCTATTTTTTTCAGTAAATATTCATATGACAGACTGGGCAGAATATTTCCAAAAAATTAAACCTGTATGTCCGTGGAGTTTAGCGGCATGGAAAAAGAACGAAATCAAAATAGTACAATGGTCAGGAGAATGGGAACACTTAGGTGATAACCAAGCCATTGTTTATACATTTAAAGATATTAATCGTAGACGACTAAAAAAACTTTGTAAAAAGTTAAATGCAAGTTACGAATACGAATGGTTATGGAGTGAACCTAAGTATGGAAAGTTTGGAAGTCCTATACCTATACTAATACAACAAGATAGACGTAAACTATTTGATTTACGTTATGATCAAGGTTACTACAACGATTTATAGAAAATACAATAAATATTTGTATGAAGACGGAGTACACCAACGCCTTCTACGAAGTTGTATGTGAGGCGAAAGAAACACACGGTTACGAACTTCCGGTTGAACTAGAGTCGTACGTTGTTTTTCTTTTGGCAAGCCACATTGAAAAGCCAGACTTTTTACCACAACAAACATTTGCTCAATCATATTTAAAATTACAACGCCCATATACACAAAATGCAAAGCAACTAGGTGATACATGCTTGTTTGTAACAGGCGTATTCCCTTCATATGGACACAATAAAGGTTTAGACATAACTTACTATAGTAACATAGGAAAAAGTAGTTATAGCATGGCTAGTGAATACTTAAACATTGATTTATTTGACAATTTAAGCACACATTTTGATTTGTTACGTACTGTAATAGACGCTAGTGTCAATAAACGTAAAACCACCTCAATTTTAAAGTAAATACTATTATGGCACAAAACGCAAAAAGCCTTGACGGTGTACTTGTCAAAAAAGCACACACAAGGACTAGATATACAGAAAAAGAAGTTCAAGAACTAAGAGCATGTGCAAACCCTGACACTGGTGCTAAATTCTTTATGGATAATTTCTTTTACATACAACATCCTACAAAAGGTAAGTTGTTGTTTGCACCTTTTGAGTTTCAAGAAAGACTTGTAGACTCGTATCACAGTTATAGATTTAACATTAACATGCTACCTCGACAAACAGGTAAGTCAACTACAGCGGCTGGTTACTTGTTATGGTATGCAATGTTTAATCCAGATGTAACTGTTCTTATTGCCGCTCACAAATATGCAGGTGCTCAAGAAATTATGCATCGTATTCGCTATGCTTACGAAGACTGTCCAGATCATATTAGATGCGGTGTAACTTCATACAACAAAGGGTCAATGGAATTTGATAACGGCTCGCGAATAGTTTCACAAACCACAACAGACAATACTGGACGTGGTATGTCCATATCATTATTATATTGTGATGAGTTTGCGTTTGTTAATCCTACTATTGCCAAAGAATTCTGGACTGCTATTTCTCCAACACTAGCAACAGGTGGTAAAGCAATTATTACTTCAACGCCTAACAGTGATGAAGATCAGTTTGCACTTATTTGGACAGAAGCAATGAAGCGTTTTGACGAACA